TTAACGCATTCACCTGATGCCATGAACGAAAAGCCTGAACGTCTGTTCTTGAGATAGGACATACCATAACACCGTATGTCTGCCACACATGCGGCCCAGAATATGAAAAAGAGACGGTTTGCTTCTCTAAAATCTGGCTGCCCAACATCAATCTTGGACCACTGCAAGTACATATAATGAGTGCCAGTAATGTAAGTAGGAACACCTTTATTAATGTACCAGAAACCTTCTTCTCGGCGAATAAACTCATTATCAATGTAGTCATAGTGTTTTTCTTTAAAGTCCTCAGGATATTCTCTCCAGTCGAACACAGTTTTTATTCTTTTTAATTCTTTAGCATATTCAAATCTAGTCCATTTATCTTCTTCAAACTTATGTACATTTTTTGCTAATGGTAAAGCTATTTTAAGATTTTGTATTTCATAAATCTCTCCAATTTGTCCAGTCTTAGATATAACAACCATGTCGTGGTCTTCGTTGTATCCATACTCCCATTTGTTATACCTATTCATTCGTTTAAGAATCTTAGGTTTTACATGATTAGGTAATATTTTATATAGTGTTTGTTCGTACATTACTTAGATCTTCTTTCTGCAAATCCTCCAAAAGATGTTTCTTTTGATATTTCTTTAGGTTTATCATCTAGCATGTCTTGCTCTTCTTTGATTCTGTTTAATATTTCAAACGCATCAAATATAGCTAATTTTTTAGTGGCAGCTGCATTTTTTAACCTATCAGCCGATATGTCTTCATCTGAATCTACAATAGGTTCTTTAGCAACCTTGATAAGTTCCTCAACTGCTTTTTGCCCAGCTTGGATTATATTCAACTTCGTTTCCTTCGTGTTCATATTTTATAACAATATCATTTGATTTCATACAATATAGTCTTTCCTTTTCTACTAAAAATTCCCATTCACCGTTAGGTGTATAACCTACAAGATCACCTGGGTTGATTTTAAGCTTGTTTAAGGAGCTATTGCCATATTTTAATATACCAATAAGACTTGCTTCTTTATCTAAAGTTAGATCGTCTTTGCTTTTTATAGGTTTTATAAAACACCTATCACCAAAACTATTCCAACCATTAGAATTTTTATATAAATATACTTGATCAATAGCGCAAAAATATAGATCATTTTTAAAATAAGATCTACTCTTTTTCTTTTGACCTTTCATATCGTAAAAAGTTCTAAATACATTTTGATGTATAACTACAATATCACCTTTTTTTACTTTTGTAGTAAAAGCTAAAGGTGTTTCTACAACTACAGCTAACCTGTTTACAAATTTCCAGTTTTCTATTTTAGTATTAACAACTATATCAATACCACTTATTTTAACTGTATTACTATACTTATCCCCTAAAGGTTGTATAATAAAATCATATAAACTTTTCATTAATATTCTAAGTCAAATTCAACTGATATTGCCATGTTAGAATTAAATTTTTTCCATGGCAATACTTCGTTGTTTTTTTTGATGTGTATATTATAAGAATTGTCAGCATCTTCAAATAGTATATGAGAAATTTCATGACCACCATAAACTTGTTGACCAACAGCGTAATGCATTGCGTCGTTTTTATAGTCTGATCCAATGCTAATTTTTCTAATATTATTCTGCATCTTCTTTTTCGATGTCTGTGTAACTTCCATCTTGTAGATTGATGTTAATTTGACCGTACTCTTCTTCTAATTCTTTTTTAGTAGAATCAATTTCTTTACTTAAAACTTCAATTTCTTTTGATACATTACTTTTTTGTACCTCAAGAACACCTACTGTTCTAAGCATTTCATTTAATTTACCTTGTTGTTCTTGCAATAATTTTAACTGTTCTTCAGTGATCATTGCTTTTACTGTTTCTTCTGCTTTTTTCATTTAATTTAATTTAATTGTTAATTTACTCTTAGTTATATAGTTACTTGTTTTTTTACTATTTACCTGCTACAATATCAGTAGCTGTTGTGCTAGTAGTTAGAACGTAATCTACGGCTACAGGTAGTATACTTCCTGCTGGTACTCCTTTAAACAAAACTGCATCTGCAGCAGTAGGTGCTAAGTCTTGTACGCTTAAAATTGCTCTTGTGCCTCCGCTAGCCCCAGCTTGTATTACTGTTATAATATCTCCTGGAGAATAATTTGATCCAGCAGCATTTACAGCTATAGTTGTTATTGCTCCATTAGGTGCGCTTGTTAATGTAATAGTTGCGTTATCACCTGATGCAGCTTGAACTAAAGTTATAACATCACCTACAGTATAACCAATTCCTCCATTTGTAAAAGTAAAATCAGTTACAACACCAGCGTTTTCAGCTACTGTTCCTTCTATACCTGTTCCAGTTCCTCCAGTTACACTATCTATAGCACCTGCTGAATAACCTGTGCCACCAGCGCTTACTGTTTTTGTTGGTAATGCTACTGTTATATCTACAGTTAAACCAGCTGGTTGTTTAGCTGGTGATTTAGTTACAGTGCTAGTTACTGATGTTAGTAATCCGTTAGCTGTTGCATAACCAGAACCATTTGACAAAGCGTTGTATGAAGGGTTTGAACCGTAAGGATTTGTAGCATCTAAAGCTGTTACAGTTCCTTGAACCCCTACAACACCTGAAAGTATACAGTTAATATCTCCAGTTACACCTACGTATAATACAGAACTGTTAAGGTTTGTACCTAGTGTTCCAGTTTGGTTTTCAAATAACCAAGCTGATCTTGCATCTATAGTATTATTAGGTGTTACAGCTAATGCTTTTCCTATAGTACTACCATTAATTGGAAATAATCCCATAATTTATTTTTTTATTTATTACTTATTGATTTAAACTTTTCTGCGCCTCGTGAACCAAAATAAGCCACGTAGACTGTTGTTGTTAGAGTTTTTAATAAACCTATCCACTCTTGTTCTACTGTAAATGATAATGCTTCATGACTATCAACCCATATAAAAGCAATTGTCATTACAGATAAAAATATTAAAGACATTGGTCGAGTATTTTTAGAAAGCCATGAATCGCTTTTCATATCGCTCTCCCAGCGTTTTGAAACTTCTTGCATTTCTGTCATGTCTTGTTCTAATAACATTAATGCTTTTTCTTTGTCCTCTGCAGGTAGCACAGGATCTTTATGTATTAAATTTTTTACTAAACCTAAAACTCCAGCATCGGGTAATACATCACCGGCTAGATCTAAAATACCTGGAGCAGCTTTACTTAAAAACTGTCCTAGTTTAGTTTGGTTAAATTTCTTTTTACTCATTATGCTTTTTTATATGCTTCAGCTTCCCATGGTAGGTTTTTAGCACCTTCTTGCATTTCAGCTCTAGAATAAGTTTTACCTTTCCAATAAACATTATCATCGTCATAATCTAAATCACCTCTTTCCATTTGATCTAAATGTATTTTTTCATGAGATATCACATCTTCTACTTCGCTTGGATCTAAGTTTTTATTTAAAACTATAGAGCCATTATTATTAGCTTTACCCATAACACCGTCTTCCATATCAACTTTGTAAATAGGAGTATTGTCTACTATATAAGGTGGATTGTTTAATTTAAAAGCCATATTAGTTTTTGTAAGGAAATATTTTATTTAAAGTTTTCTTACGAGCAGAACAGCCGCAGGGAATATTTAATCCTTCTGCGACTTTATCTACTACATGTTTAATACCAGTAGCTTTAGTAAACTTTTCTATATCGTCTCCTAAGCCTAGTGATTTCATAATTAAGCTGTGTAAGCAGCGCTAGTATAAGTTACATCTACTTGTGCAGTTGTAACTACAGTTCTACCTTGTGCTCCACTGATACTTGGTTGTTGCGGTACTTGAGCAACGCTTACTGGTGATCCTACTGTTGATACTACTCCTCCTGGATTAGCTGTAAGAGCTGCGTTTATAGCGTTTAACACGTCGTTAGCAGCTAAAGGTGCTAAGTGAGTTATTCTCCATTTTCTAGTTGCGTTAAGTGGGTTTTTTAAGAATACATCTGTAGTAGTTGGGCTTGCTGTTACAAGTCTTAATACGTCAGCAACTTCTATTAGAAGTTCATCTCCACCAGCCCCTGGTGTTGTTAAGTTAAATTTAATGTACTTTGCCATTTTTGTTAGTGTTAGTGTTAGTGTTAGTGTTAGTGTTTGGCTGAGGTTTTTACAGTCCTCTCTGTTTTATTTATGTTTAATATTATTTTTTTTTGTAAACTCGTTATGCATTTTAGCTGGAGATTCATAATCTCTTTTTGATTTACTTTCATCTCCTTTTTTACCGCCATACATTTTAGCGGGTGATTCAGGTGCAGCCTCAATTTTAGCTTTTAAAGCTTCAGGTAAATTTTTTTGCTTTCCAACTAGTTCTTTTTCCATTGGACTTCCATAATCCATTTTCATAGGAGATCCCATTCTTGACTGTGAATGTTTAGCCATCCAAGATCCATGAGATGCAATAGGATTATCATTCATTAAGTTTTTTCTTTCTTGACCTGCTGATTCGTAACCTTTATTTTGGTTATGAGCTGGTGAATCTTTTTTCTTACCGTACATTTTAGCAGGGCTTTCTCCAGCTGCTTCTTTTACAGCCATCTTAGCTTCGTATTTTCCTGCTTTTGTGTTACCATCAGCTATAGCGTTACGAGCATAATCTTGTTCTACTCTTTTTCTTGATTTGTTCATTTTGTTAGTTTGTTTTTTTTATTTTGGTTTTAAAGGTCCATATGTTGAAACATACAAGTCTTTATATTCTGGACTATTTTCATCTAAACCTTGCTTTTTAATTCTAGCATTAAAAACTTTATCTTTTGCTTTACCTTCTAGTTTATTTTGAAGCTCTTTAAAATCTGCTTTGTTAGAAAAATATTTTACTTGACCTGGGTTTGCGTAAGAATCTAGAGGACTAGTTTTTTTTTTATAATCTTTAGCCTCGTAATCAATACCACCTTGCCCTTCTGGATTTGTAGCAAGTCTAGCATCGTTTTCATAATCTATACCACCTTGGCCTTCGTAGCTAATTTCTTTTGCTGGTTGTGATGAAGCTGATTTTTTACTTTCAAGATCTTTGTTGCTTAATTTTATTGTTTTTATAGGATCTTTACCCATAAAAGCTTTTTGAAATGGTGAACTCATAATTTATTTGTTTTTACAACCGAAGTTATTTGCGTAGTTAGCCATCTTAACGACTTCTTCGCTGTATTTATTTTTACTAGACATTACTGAACTAGCAGCAGAACACGCATCGTTAAATCCGTTTTTCTTTGCCCAAGCAGTAAACTTGCCTTTGTTTTTTTCTTTTATTTCAGGAAAACCTGTCTTGTAAAACGGTGAATTCACTATTTGTAAACTTTAGCGTTTTGCGTTATAGGTCCAGCGCTGTAAGCTGTAGGCATTTTTAGTATTTGCATACCTTCTATACCTGAGCTAGAACCTTTACCGTGAGGTCTACCTGCTTGATCTAAAGGTCCGTCCCATATATGAGACTCACCTACTATACCAACATGTTTTCCTGGTTTTAATTTTTCCATTGCTGGATCATATTTTAAATTATGCATAATTATATTTTTAGTTTTTAATGATAAGTTTATTTGGATTTTCTAGGTGAGGTTTATTAATGATCCTTATTCCAGGATTTTTGGGCGCCACAGGGAATCTTTTTTGGTTTAGATTATTCGCTGGAACGCGTACTACCTTAGCCGGAATTATTTGTTTATGCGGTTTTTGTATTATAGTTTCTGGTGCCATTTTTGCCATTTTTGCCATTTTTACCTCAGGCGCTTTTTCAGCCTCTTTAAAGTATTTCACTCTAGGCTTCATGCGAATTTCAATAGCTTGATCCTTTATTTTGAAAGATTTAGAAGGAATATCAACTATAGATTCTTGTTTTATTTCTTGATTAAATGGAGATCCACCAGCTACTTTAGTTAAATTACCTACAGATCCATCTTCAATTTTATTGTACTTTTCTGCGTCTTCATTTTTTTTCATTCTTTCAAGTATTCTACCATAGTTAGCATCACTTGTTTCATCTATAGCTCCTTCGTCCATTAGTTGGTAAGTTGCTTTTTCATATTTATTGTCACCATGAGCTCCTGATCCTTTTCCTGGAGCAGCTTTACCAAAGTTTCTTTTTGAACCTTTGATATTAACTTCACCTAGTTCAGTCATGCCAATTTTTGGAACATGTCCTTTTTTATGAAACATTAAAGGAGCGTTTACAGAATTTTGCCTTTGTTGCATATCACCAAATAAACCTGTACCTGCTTGTGTAGATCTAGGACTAAAAACTGGTTGTGAATTACCCATAGTATTAGCCTGCTGAGGTGGTATGTTTGTCATTGGCTGAGTTGGTTGTAGGTTGTTTAAATCTACATTATTACCCATTGCAGTAGAACTAATTATTGAGCCAATATTTTTAGCTGGACTTTGTTCTGCCATACTTGCGTGAGCTGCTTTTCTTTGAGCATCATTTTTGTATCCCATTATTATCTATTTTTATCTTTATTTACATTGTATATAGCTTGAGTCATTACTTTATCCGTGTAACTACTACCTGCTATTAATTTGTTTCTTCTTTTACTTATAGGTAAATCTTCATCGCCAAGCATTATTCTATATACTCTTTGTATTAATTGTTTACATTTAAAAGACACTTCGTACAAATGATATAGCTGTGTTGTTCTATTTCTTTTACGCCACACAACAATCCAACCATTTTTTAATAATCTATTCCATCTTCTATTGTCCCAACTATAAGAATATACTCCAGCTATAAAATCTTTTTTGCTAAAAAAACCAATACAATCTAAGTATATTAATAATTCTAAATCAGCATCGTTTAATTCATTATTTTTACATGCCCATTTTCTAATTATTCTATAATGTTTAATTAAGTTTAAGTCCTTAATGTCACGTGCACTTAATCTCATAAAACAACTACAACGTCTTGAGCTTTTATAACATGAAAAGTCTGCTTGTTAATTTCTATTTTATGACCAGCATGTCTATCAAAGAATATTTTATCATCTTTGTTTATACCTACTATTTCAGATCCTACAGAAACAATAATTGCCTCTACGTATCTTATATCTTCTCTTTGGTTTTCCGCAAGAAGTAAACCACCTTTAGTTTTGGTGGTTCCCTCTTTTGTTTTTTGAATGATTAAATTTTTACCTATTGCCTTCATCTATTCTTAAATTATTGATTACACAATCGGTTGATAATATAGTTGTAGCTACTGACGCTGCGTTTTGCAATGCACTTTTAGTAACAAGCAATGGATCTATAATACCTGATTTAATCATGTCTACCATATTTCCTGTAACAACATTTAAACCCTTACCCTTAATAACAGGTAGATCATAGTCTATAATGCCAGCATTTTCTAATATTGTCTTAAAAGGTGCTTTGATTGCTTCTAGCAATACTTGTTCACCTATAGACTTAGATTTTATATGCTTAGCAGCATTTAATAGAGCTATACCACCTCCTGATACTATACCTTCTTTTACAGCAGCTTTAGTAGCGCATATCGCGTCTTCAACTCTGTCTGTTTTTTCTTTTAATTCAATGTCAGAATTAGCACCTACTTTTACTATAGCTATTCTAGCCGCAAGCATTGCTAATCTTTTTTCTAACTTAATAACTTCGTAAGAAGGATTATCTTTTGATAATTGTTCTTTAATATCTTCAATTATATTTAAAACTTTATCTGAAGTTTCTTTTATTTGAATAACGGTTTCATTATGTGTTGTAACGCTCTTTAAACACGATCCTAGATGCTCTATTTGTATTAAATCTAAATCGTCACCTAAATCTTCATTTATAATTGTAGCGCCTGTTAGAAGTGATAAATCATCTAGTATTTGTTTTTTGTTTACACCGTATGTTGGTGCATTTACAACGTTAACTTTTATGTTACCTTTATTTTTATTCATAGCTAAAGCAGATAAAACACCTTGTTCTAAGTCGCCTATAATAAGCAAAGGTTTATTGTTTTTTATTACATACTCTAGCACTGATTGTATTTGTCTAATTGTATCAACTGGTGATTCAATTAACAGCACTAATGGGTTTTCAAGTTCAGCAGTTTTATTTTGCAGGTTTGTTATAAAATGAGAATTAGTAATTCCTTTTTCATATTGAACACCATCTACTATTTCAAACTCTGTTTTACCTGATGCAGATGTTTCTAGCATTACAACACCAGTGTTATCTACTGCTTTAAATGCTTCAGATATAATACTACCTAGTTCTTTATCATTGTTAGTTGATATAGTTGCTATTTGAGTTATCATATCACCTTTAGCTTCTATAGCTACAGACTCTAAATATTTAACTACTTTTTTAACAGCAGAGTTTATACCATCTTTTAATTCTCTTGAATTTGTTTTATCAGAAACTTTATAAGCTTCTTCTAATATTGCGTGAGCAAGTACTGTAGCTGTTGTTGTACCATCGCCGGCTTCGCTTACTGTTTTTCTTGCTGCTTCTTTTAATAATGTTGCTCCCATGTTTTCCACAGGATCTAAAAGTACAATTGAATCTGCAACTGTAACTCCGTCTTTTGTTATAACTGGTCTTCCGCTAGCGTCTTCTAGCATTACACACTTACCGCTAGCTCCAAGCGTGGAGCTAACAGCAGTTGTGAGTTTTGTTATACCTTTAAATACTTGTTCCCTAGCTTCGTTACCAAAGTTAAGGTTTTTGACTATTGAGTCTGACATAATTTAATTAGATTAGATTTGATTTATTTTATTTAAAAGTTTTCACGACTTTAGGTCCATTAGCGAACTCTAGTTTTTT